ATGAACGCCCGCTCGATTGGCGATCTCGCCGCCAACATCGCCGGCGTTCGTCGCCTCGGCCGGCGCACGCTCCAGCCCGTGCGGCGCAACAGCCCCTATGCCGGCGAATATGAGATCGAGCGCTGGAAGCGCGAGAATATGTTCCCGCGATCAGAGAACAACGCCCGTTTGAAGCAGCTAGAGCAGCTGATGCGGTCGACCAAGCTGCCCGGCCGACGCCGCGGCGTCGTCGGCGATATCGAGATGGACGTCTATCGCTTCTTGTTGAAGCGGCGCGGTCGCATGAATGGCCGGCTGGACTACGCGATCAACACCATCGCCGCCGAAATCCGCCGCGCGCGGTCAGCCGTCGTCAATGCCCTGGCGCGCCTGAAGGAGCTGGGCTTTTTGGATTGGCGCCGACGCACGGCCCCCGTCGAGGATCCCGAGCCAGGCGGCCAGTACGTCCAGCAGATCTCCAATGCCTATTTCCTGACGCTGCCGCGCAAGGCGGCCGAGCTCGTGCGCCGCATCATGCGACGGCCGACCGAGCAGAGCCGGCGAGCGGAACAGCAGCGCCAGTTCCTCGACCAATTCAACACCATGACGCCTGACGAGCAGCTGGCGACGATCGCCGACGAAGGGCTTCGCTCGACGTTCCGCCGCATGCGCCGTCTTTTGGAGGGTGCGAGTCCTCCAGACGGTCAGAATCAGGCCCTGTAAGAACAAGGGATAAGGAATCGAGCTACGCTCGATGCTCCAACCCCGCGTCGCGGGGCCCCGATGAGGGATATCCGACGCAAGCAACCGCCCATAGGCACACTCAGCTCTCCGGCGCGCCGGAGGGGCCGGACCGGCTTGGGCCGGTCCGGGGGCTATCCAGGGGGATAGCGGGGCAAGAACTGTGCCAGGGCGGCGCCGGCTGGCTGCTGGCAAGCTCGGCGATAGGAGGTGAAAATCACTGCTAGGGGTGCCTCAGTATTCAATAGCTCCGCGCCAAAACGGTGAATTAACGGAGGCGTTATATGTCGAAATCTTTAAATGTTGCTCTCGAACAACAGTAGAACATTATGTGTAATAGATATGGACTCCGAACAACCAACATTGGATCATCAGCTCTGACGGATTGCGTCACTCGAAACAGGGGGGTAGTGAAATGTCAGTGGTGAGGATCGATTGTATAATTCCAGATGGAGCAGACGCCGATCGGCGGATCGACCGCCTCGGCGGCCCTAGACCAGATGGACCAGAGCGGTGGGAAGATCCCATCGACAATATCATAAATTATATCCGAAACGGCACGCACAGCTTTTATACTATGGTGGGAAATAGGGCAGTGGACGTCGTGGTGCGTGTCCATCCTACTTCCGGTCGTTTCTACCTTACCACCGAGGGAGACGGGTTTCCGCCTAACAATCTACTCAATCTTGGGCGGTGCCAAAGATAGCTTAGGTTCGTTATCGGAATTCTAGATCGTAGGTGAATGGGCTCAGTTGGTGAAGCTCGTGTAAAGTTTGCAGCAGCAACTTGTCAGCGCATCAGCAGCTCCGCCCAACGGCAAAACAGATCGCGCCGGCGCGCCAGATGCTCGGCGCGGTTGTAGGCTGCCTCCACCTTATTGGTCGACACATGGGCGAGCGCCTGGTCGATGACGTCCTTTTCGGTTGGGCATTCCTCGTTGAGGATGGTCGAAAAGCTCGCGCGCCAACCATGCGGCACATGCCGACCGGCATAGCCGGCGCGATTGTAGAGCTCGCCGATTGCGCCGGCGCCGATCGGGAAGATCAGAGAATGGGTATCATACCCTCGCGCGGCCGCGCCGCGCAGCAGCTCGGCTGCCGGCAGGCTCAGCGGAACCAGATGATCATTGGATGCGTCCGCCTTGCGCACCCGCGTCAGCTTCATGTGCGCGGCCGGGATTCGCCAGAGCGGGGCAGGGCCGTCTAGATCCTCGATCTCACCCCAGCGCGCCAGGCGCAGCGCGCCAATGCGGACGGCTGTCAGCGCGAGAAACCGCGAGGCGAGCTTCACGCGCGGCGCAGCGTCCAGCGCGTCGACGGCGCCCAGCAGCGCCTTCAGCTGATCGATATCGACCAGCGCCGGGTGCCGCTGCACGCTCGGCGGCGGCGCCAGCTCGGCGCGGAGCGCTGCGGCCGGGTTCGTCGTGCAGAGCTCGCGCACGATCGCGTAGGAAAAGATCGCGTCCAGGCGTTGCCGGATTCTACGCGCCGTTTCGATGGCGCCGCGCGCTTCGATCGACTGGACGAGCTCGAGCAGCTGCACGGCCTCGATTCCGCCGATGGGGTTTTTCGCCAGAGACCGAAAAACGTCGCGCTCCAAGCTCAAGATCACGTCGCGGGCATGTTCGGCCGACCAGCGGCTGCGGCGGTCCTCGAACCAGGCGCGGGCCACCGTTTCGAACTGGTCGGCATGGGCCGCAGCGTCGCGATCGCGCGGATCGAGCCCCGCCGCGATCAGCGATCGCGCACGATCGGCGCCGTCGCGGGCTTCGATCAGCGACATATCGGGCCACCGGCCAAGCGAGAGCAGCTGCTCTTTCCCGCCGACGCGATACTTGAGGCGCCAGGACTTGAGGCCGCTCGGTGCCACGAACAGGAAAAGCCCCAGCTCATCGAACATTTTGTAGGCGCGCGGCTGGATCCGCGCAGCCTTGACCGCAGCATTTGTGAGCATGATACACTCGCTTGGTTTGTCGAGGGGCGTCAGATGGAGTTGGGAAGCGCGGCGGATTGGGCGGCGGGCGTCGGCAGTTTGGCGGCAGTAATCTGCGCGTTACTCATTGCGTTTCGTCAGGAGCGCGAGTTCAACAAGCGGCGTCGTGACGAACAGGAACAAGCGGAGCAACGGAGAATTCACCTTATTGATGAGGTGATTAGGGTCGCCTCCCACGTTGAAGTCACCATCGAATGGATCAGCAATCCCGTCGGTCTTGAACCCACCCAGTCGCTTTGGCAGTTTTACCTCGTCACGCTCGCTGGGTATCGCGGCCAGTTCGAAGCGCTCCAGTCGCTTGCACGTGACGATCCCCGCGTATTCAGCGAGATCGGGAGGCTGATTTCGGAATGCGATTTCATGGTCCGGTTGGAAGGCGGCGACTGGATGGCCGCTGCCACCACTGCTGCAAATCTCAAGAAGCTGTTTTCATACCGTCGCGAGCAGCTGGAAAAGATTAAGCACGACGCCTAGTGCCTCTCCGCGACGGATATTCCCTCCGCCCCGGTCGCGCATTTCAGCGATTTGCGACGGGCCGATACCCCAACCGATACCCCAGCTATTGACCGACTCGGCGGCCGAATGTTCTCCATTCGTTCATGCCGCTACACACCGGGCCAGACTGCATTTTCGAGGCGGCCGCCTTCCAATATACCGTCACGATCCGCTGCCGGCGGTGCGGCCATTTCAAGATTTACGACCCGCACGCTCTGTGGTGGCTGTTCCATCGCAAGGGTTGGAACGATCATCTAAAGCAGTTGTGGCGGCACTTCCGCTGCACTCAATGCCGGCACAAGTACATTGAGGTCAGGCTATGCCGCGAGGACCCGACTGGCGAACAGCCGCCGCTTCCTCCAAAAGGCGAATGGCGACGCGCCGCGAACCGGTTCAGGGGATAGGAGGCACCATGTGCAATCTTTACAGCGTCAAGGTCGGGCTGAAGGACTTTCTCGCACGGTTCGATGCGCGCCAGGATCCTGCAGGGACCCTGCTGGTCGAAAAGGATTATGTTGCGCCGGGCAAGCCCGGTTACGTCGTGCGAGAGGAAGGTGGCGAGCGCTTGCTCTCGGTGATGAGCTGGGGCTTCCCCTTCCAGGGCAAGCCGGTCACCAATGTGCGCAACTACACGTCGCCGTTCTGGAAGTCGGCGCTCGCCAATCCAGCCCGACGCTGCCTCGTCCCGGTCAATGAATTCCAGGAGTGGAGCGTCCAGGCGGATCCGGAGACAGGAAAGAAGCGCCCTTATTGGTTCACGGTGCCATCACAGCCCACATTCTCCTTCGCGGGCATCTGGCGGCCGACCGAGGCCGATCCGGTCTATTCCTTTCTCACCTGCGGCTATGAGGGCGATCCGGCCGCTCATGTCGTCGGGGCCATTCACCCCAAGGCCTGTCCGGTGATCCTGCATCCGGAGGATTACGATCGGTGGCTTCGCACCGATCTGGACGATGCGCTCAGTCTCGCGGCCCCTTATCCGAGCCAGCTGATGTCGATCGGCCGCTACGCGCCACCGGCGGCTTGAGCGGCTTGCCGTTCAGCTGCTTCTCCTGGTTCCAATCGATCGCCGCCTGCCGTGCTGCGACATAGGCGTTGACCGTTTCCGCATGGCGCAGTCGGCAGTCGTGCCCGTCCAGTACCGCGGCGATATCGCCCTGCGCCAGTTCACCGATGCTCTTGTCAGTCAGAAGCGCCGGCGCCGGGCAGGGGACAGACAATGCCGCCGGCAGTGGTGGAGGCACAGGCGCCAACCGCTCCCCGGGCGCGATTGACTTCGCGGAACAGGCCGTCAGTGAGGCCAGCAGCAGGATTGGAAAGACGCGGCTCACGGATGATCTCCTTGGTGACGGTGGGCTGGATGATGGTTCGGGTCGCCTGCAGGGCCGAGCGCCCCGCTTCGTAACGAGCACTGGCCGCATTGATCTGCTCGCCGATCGCCTGCTCTGTCTCGCGCGCGCTGCGCGTCAGCATGACGGCCGTGATCATGCGCTCGCGCTCCGCGTCGGCCTGGCCGCGGGTATAGCCTCGGTCATCGAGCCACCACAGCGCGCCCAGGATCGCGCCGACGCCCAGCACATGCGGCAGCGCGCGGATGAGGAGGGACATGGTCAGGCGCCTCCCAGCTCGGCCGGCACGGCGCCGACCATGCAGAGCTCATATTCGCCGATCCGCCGGTCTTTGCCTTCGCGGCGATAGACGAGGCCGGCGACGACCTTGCCGCCGGCATATTTGTAGAGCCGCATCGCTCGGCACGCTTCCACATAGCGGCCCTGGACGAACAGCCGCCGCACGCTCGAGCGGGCATAAGCCGAGATCCCGATGTTGGAGGCGAAAGTGGTGTGCGAGGCCCACTGCCAGGGCTCGCGATCGATCCCGGCCGCGCTGGCGCGCACGCCCTCGCCGAAGTCCCGGTACTGGGCGAGCGTGATCTCGCGGCACTCGGCCTCGGTATATGGACGCATCGGGACATGGGTGGCGCCGCCGCAGACGGTCCACACGCCGACCAGGTCCTTGTAGGGGTTGAGCTTCATGCCCTCCCAACTGATGCCGAATGGAACGGCGATCGCCAGCATGGCACTGGCGACGCCAGTCGCGAGCATCTTAGCGTCGGCCATTTATCGTCCTTTCTTAAGCCAGGCGTTCAACCGGGCGACCGTCGATCGCACGCGGCCGAGTTGGCGCTGGGTTGTGTCCATTTCGTAGATCCGCAACGCCATCCAGATGATCGAGAGACTGGTGGCGATAGCTGGCAGCATCTCGATAAGGCCTCCAAAGGCGGTGGCGATCGCGCCGGCGTCAAAGCCGCGCTTGATGATGTCGTGACGGTCAATCATGTTCATCGCGCCACCGCATCTTTGGCGGTTCCATCGCAGCGGTAGAGCGCGACGATGTCGGGTTCTTCACCGGTGAATGGGGCGCTCGGGCAGGTGTAGGTCGTGCCGCTGTAGCGCTCGCTGTTGAACACCGCCCATTCATCCAGCGCGCCCGCGGTGAGCGCATATTCGCCATTGTGATTGCGCAGCGAATAGCCCGAGCCGCCTGGCGCGATCGTCTCGCCGAACGCAGCGAAGTTCTCGCGGGTGCCGGGCAGGCCATCGGTGACGTTGGTTACATAAAGCGCCAGCCCTCCCGGCCCGGCCTGGCACGCGACATGATATCGCTTGCCCGGCACCAGCACGGTGGTGCCGGTGAGACCGCTCCAAACACGCAGCTTGCCGGCGGTATCAATGGCGACGAAGCGGGCGCCGCTGCTTCCGAACCCACCGAACAGAACCTGGAGCGCGCCCGGAAGCGGGTCGGGGCAGGTGAAGAAACCCTCGACCGTAATCGGCGCGAAAACAGGGCACTTGCTCGCGCGCGCGGTTCCACCGGTCATCTGCTGGCCGAACGACGCGCCGCCGGTGCTGGTCGCATAAGCGGTGCTCGTCTCCACCATGCTGAGCGGGCTGGCCGGCGCGATGAAGCCGCTGGGTGGTGCATTCACGGCGCCGCCCGGCGTCGGCGCCGCGATGGCGATCGGCGCCATGCTTGCCTGCACGATGCGCCCCGTGGCGATCCCGTCGCCATCGGTGCGGTCGTCGCGGATCGTGTCGGTCGCCGCATTGGCAGGGCCGCTCGGGAAGTAGACCCACAGGTCGAGCTCGTGGCCGGGACCAGGATCGTTGGCGAGCGTGATCGACAGCGTCGTGGCGTTCACGACGCTGACGGAGGAAACCGGGAAGCGGTTGTCGGTCGCGTTGTTCGCCAGCGGATTGACCCGGCCGCGCGGGAACACCCACAACCGGTTGCCCGGTGTGCCGCTCAGCACCAGTCCGGTCTGGCCGACATTGCTCAGCGTAAGTGTGATCGTAGCGCCTGATCGCGTGGCGGAGAGCGGTGCTGGGCCAAGGCCGGCGCTGGCGCCATAGTGGCTGCGCAGCGCGCGATACAGATGTCGGGCCATGGTCAGCGATCCGGCCTGCGTCTGGTGGATACCGTCGCTGCTCATCAGGGCATCGTCCATGTGGACGTAAGTTGCGCCATTGGCCGCGCACCAGTCCTGCGCACCCTTGCGGATGCGGCTCACCTGCCAGGGCGTGCCCCAGCTGCGCACCAGCCCCATGGAGGGGATGGTCCATACGAGCTTGGCGAAGGATGACAGGCTGTTGAGCGCGGCCAACTGATTGAAGACTGTGCCGAGGGCCTGACCATAAACCTTGGGTGGGATGCCGTTCGAGGCCTCGGTATGGCCCTGGCCCCACACGAAAGCTTCAAAGCCGTTGCCTGCGCGGTTCATCACCTCGGTGAGCGCGGTCCAGTTGCCTTGACCATTGTAGAAGCTCGTAATGGTCGTGCCGCCGACTGCATGACCGACAACGCCGCAGTTGACGCCGGTCAGCGCGATCATGCGATTGAGATATTCGCCGACGCCGACCGAGTTAGGACCGGTGCTGTTGCTCATATCAGCCGGCGTCTGCCAGGGCATAGTCGCGGCGGTAGGATTGTAGCTGTTGCCATCCACGTAGCGCGCCAGCACAGCGCTGTTAGGATCTGGCACGATATCCAGCGAGGCGAAGGTGGCCGTGGAATCGGTGGCTTGACGGCCCAGCATCCGCACCGCGAGCGACTGGCCCGCAAAGCCGGTCAGCATGCCCATGCCGACCTTGACGGTGCCGAGCTGCCACGCGCCGTCCGCGCCCTTCAGGTCCACGAAGAACCAGCCAAGCCGCGCGTCGATGCCGCTCACGTCGATGAAGCTGGCACCGTTGGCGACTGTGCCGGCCGTCCACTCGGTTTGGAGGATCGTCGTGCCGTCAGCCGCAGAGCGGATGCGCGCACCGATCGTGCCTGCCGTCACCGTGCCTGACAATGGCACGCGGATCGTACCGGTGCCCTTGCCCTGGCCGCCGCCCGCTGTCGTGGTGCGCTGATAGATGCGCTTGTCGTCATACGCCGGGAATTGGGAGAGCGTGAACCCAGCGGTATAGCTCGCGGCCGGTGCAACTGGCGTGGCGGTCGCAACATTCGACCACGTCGGTTGCTGGCCGACACTGTTCACCGCCGCTCCGCGGAAATTATGTGCCTGGCCGTTCGTCAGGCCGGTGATGACGGCTCCCGTGACGCCGGAAGTGCCATCTGCGAATGTCGTCCAGGTCGACGCGGCGGCAAGCTTGTATTGGTAGACATAGTCCGTGATCGGCGACCCGCCATTTGCAGGCGCGTCGAAGGAAAGCACGACCTGGCCATTTCCGGGCGTCGCGGTCAGCCCGGAAATCACCCCCGGCACCGTGGGGTTGACCGGCCCGACAGGGTCGCCGTCGTTGGAGCCGCTGCCGCCCGGTCCAGACGCCAGCTGGCGCGGCCCAACCAGCGCTGCGAGATCGTCGATCGTCAACACATAGGTCACTCCTGTTGCGCCGGAGATCAGCGCGCCATTTCTGAGCCAGCGCCATCCGGCATGATCACCGTTGAGGATTGTGCCGCCGGCGGCTGTCAGCATGTCGCCGACGCGCGGCGGAGAACCTGCGCCGCTCACGGTCGGCGGGCTGGTCCAGCTCGGCGCCGGCGTCGGGGTCGGCGGGGCAAAGCTGGCGCCGACATCGCCGATCGGCTCCAGGTCGACGACATTGGCCTGCCATTGGAAACCCGCATTGGCTCGCGCCCAGATGGTCCCGAGGTCGCCGATCAGCGGCCCGAAGTAGATCCTGTTCTGTCGCTGAGCGTGCGGATCCGGATCTGTCACCAGCAGGATGGGATCGGTGGCGCCGACCGCCGCGATCAGCGGGTCGATCAGCTTTTCGACTTCGTCGCGATACAGCGATGCGAACGACAGCCCCGTGCTGCGCAGCTTGAGGCCGCGGCGACGAAGAAGAACCGCCCTGGCCGACCATTCGGCCTTGCCATGGTCGCGAACGCCAAATGCGGCGCCGAAGGCAAAATTGCGTGCGGGCTGCAGCCGCTGCCCGATCACTACGCGGGCGACTGTGACGGCCGTGTTGTTCGCCGGCGTCGTGATGGTGATACGCCAGTAGCGGGCGGCACTCGGCCCGCTCGCCGGCTTCTCCCAATAGGCCCGGCCGCGCCCACTTGGGAACGTGGCGATGCCGGCGAGAAGAGGGACCGCTGGCCAGGCGTGACTGGCGCCGCTGAAGGCGCCCTGCGCGTTGGTCGCCGCGCTCACCTGCAGCTGCCAGCTGCTTGTCGCGCCGGTGAGGCCAAGCAAGGCGATCGTATCAGCCGGTAGATCCTCTCCCAGGTCGATGATGAAGGACTGACTGGCGGCGCCGGAGGCCTGCGCCTTCCACACCATGCCCAGCCAGTCGTTGGCGACATTGAGGGGTTGGTATCCGGATAAGCTGTTCGTGCCGCTCAAGACGGCGACCGGCAGCGGCCGCATGATGATTGCGTTGCTCATCGGTCGGTTCTCTCAAAACTGCAAGGGGGCCGGCTGAGGCGGTTCGGTCATGCTTTGCGTTGGCCCTGGTCCCGGAGCGCAAAGCTGCAAAATGTGTTGGCGAAGGCTATTGTTCACTCGGAGGCCAACCGGCAGAAATGTCGACCGCCATTAGGTCTGCAAAACTCGCGTCGGGATCGCGCAAAGCGGCCTCTTTAGCTTGCCGGACTGCCATTTTGGCTTGGAAGCCTTTGTCCAGCGCGTGGCCCATGTCCTCGAACTCTGGAAGACTTAAGAGCACCTGCGATCGATCCCACATCGTCCAGTTGATGGAGGAGACCGGCTCGCCCCGCCTGATCGCTTCCTTGAAATATCGCAGGGTGCTCTCGAAGCGGGACTGCGCCTGATCATCGCAGCAGATGCGGCCGGAGGGCGAGGGGCAGCCGGCCTTTACCTCAAGCGCAAAGCGCCCCGAAAGCTGTGCCAGCAGTGGTTCGCGAACGTCGTCGGCGGTCCAGTTCGCATTCTTGATCCAGGCGGACTGATCGACTGGCACAGCTCTCAATGCATCTGGGAAATGCTGGCTGGCGAAGTCGCCCGATATGCCATGCCCTTTGCTCACGATGCTCGCGGACGCATCGGACCAGACAAGCCAGAACTCTCGCTCCGGGGTCATCTTTTCACCTCGCCATAACGTAGATTGGATCCGCCCAGGACGGTGAGCGCGTTAACGAAGTCACCGCCATTGTTGGTGTAGAGGAGCTGCCATGTGTGGGTGCCGGCAGCGAAGCCACCCAGGCTGATGCCCCAGCTGAACGGCATCCCGAAGCCGGGACCAGTCCCGCCCGCTCGCATCGGCACGACATATTGGAACAGCGGCACATTATAGCCGTAATATGGGTCGAAGGTTTCGGCCGCGGTGCGGAGAACAACTATGCCGTTCAGATCGTCATTGGTCTGAACGAACAAACTGACATCAAAGTCGAGGTCAGAAGCGGCCTCGATCTTCGTCTTGGTGAGCGTCATCAAGGTTTGCGTGGCAAAGCGTGGTACCGTCACACCCGAGACCATCTGTACCGACCCTTTGTCGGTCACCGAATTGCCGGCAATTTTGATGGTGTTGACTTCTAGGTTGCCAATTTTCGCATTAACAACGACGGCGTTGCCAAGGAATGCGCTGTCAGCGACGATGTCGAGCGCTGAAATTGCGCCGAGGATCCGCTCCCAATCGCCGCCCGTCCACCGGAACCATTGTTTCGACGTCGGGCGGTACCAGGTCTGCGAGACGAACTGGCCGGGTCCGGGGTGGTCATCCTGGACGAAGCCGATCGCGGAAGCGCCGGCAGGCCCGGCGGCGCCCGGCGCTCCATTTTGGGCAAGAATGCGCGGCGTGCTCCAGTCAGAGGCCTCGACCGTATCGGTCGCGAGCTTCGAGCGCGCCGTTGCCGATATCATGTACAGCGGCTCGGCGCCGGCCGGTGGCTCTTGTGACCAGCTGTTATTATGACTCGTGAGAACCCCGGTCGCGAACGTGTAGGTGGCGATCGTGGACGGGGGAGGGGGAGCGCTGGAAGCTCGCCTGAAGAGAAACACGACGGCTGTGTTGTAACCATCGAGGCCCGGCGGCCCCTCTGGCCCCGGATCGCCCGGAAGGCCCCGCACCGCGTTCTCCAGGATCGCGACAGTAACGCTTGCAGCGTAGAACAGGGCATCGAGCTCCGGCCCGTTCACGGGGCTGTCGACGCCGGCATTATCCCAGTCGGGCGTAACTGCCTCGAGGAAATCGAGAAGCGCTTCCATGTCGGCCTGTGCAGCGGCGCGTTCCGATGCGGCCACGCCCAGGTCGGCTGCCTTGTCATAGGCGGCGGTGAACCGGGTCGTCAGCGAGTCATGCTCGCGCACCAGGCCCTGCTTGTCGGCGCCGGCGGTGAGCCAGCCATCCGAGGTGATGCGGCCGATCCGGATGCTGGCGGCGTCGGCCGCTTCTTGCGCCGCGATCGCTGCAGCCAGCGCCGGGTCGTTCAGCGCCATTTCGCTGAGCGTGTGCACGCGGTTGGTGACCGCGGCCTTTTGCGCCAGGCGCCAGTAGGGCGTGCTGACCGACATCTGCTCGACAGATGCGACTGGCGGCCAATTGCTGCCATCCGACGCGAGCGTGCCGGCCGGCGCGCCGATCTGCACCGCTCTTACGCGCAAGCGACCGAGCCAATCAATCAGAGCCGTGGCGTTGATGCTCTGCGCGATGCTCAGAATGACATCGCGGGCGGTGGTCTGTGAAGTGAGGGCCAGGGACAGGTTGTAAGGGCAGGCCGCATCGAGGGCGTCGAGATCTGCAACGACGACGCGGTCAAGTTTCCCGAGGCGCTCGGCAATGCGATAGATGATCGACCCGGGCCGGCGCACCCATGCGCGTGCGCCGCCATTGTCGCCCAAGGCGTGGAAAGTGAGCAGGCCGGCCGGCGGAGCACCAAGCCGGACCAGGCCAAGTGTTACGCACGTGGCCCAGTCGCCATTGGCGATCGTCGCCGCCTTCAGCGCGGCAAAGCTGGGATAGTTTGCCACTGGCGGTCCGAGACGGCTGAGCCGGTCGAACGCCATCTGGCCGCCAGCCATGCTGCCATTACTGAGCTGATAAATATTGTCGACGGCGTCGATCAACACGCCTTCGACAAAGCGCGGTGATCCGATCAGCCAGGGGATCACATTGCCCTTGAGCTCGATGCTGCCCTGCGCCCCGCCGGTGCCGGCATAGGTGCCAAGCAAAGGCTCATCGAGCCAGGCGTCGTCGCAGCCGATGGACAGGGGCATGGCGCCTTCGCCGCTGGGCGGTTGCTCACGCACGCGGCCGTCGAAGATCAGCGCGTAATCGCTCCACGGCGCGCCGAGCTCTCCCTGCCACAGGCGCACGCGCCCATCGTAGAGATCCAGCGCCGGCAGTTCCGGCAAGGCTGAAAACTGGATCGCGAGCTCGCCGGTCGGCGCGGTGAGCTGGCTGCCGAACGATCCATCGAAGATGTCGTAGCGCAGCTTGGGCAGTCGGGCGATCGCTGGCCGCCAGCTGGCACTATCCAGATGGCAGACGCGCTCGTCGTCTATGTTGGAAAGCCGCAGCGTGGTGGGCGTCGTGCCTGACCAGGCATCGATCCTGCAGAGCGTCGCCTTCATCCGAACAGCTCCACGGTGCTCGTCTCGTCCTCGAGATCGATCTCGATCCGGCCCACCACCATCGTGGCGTCGACCTGCTGCTCATCGTCGATCAAGCGATAGCAAGGCACGCCTCCATCGAGGCTGATGTCCAGGACGGCCGCGATCTTGACGGCGAACCGGCGCCGGCCCTGCTGGCCGATCAGTGCGGCCCGGGCGTCGAGGATGGCCTCGGTGTCCGCCGCGCTGTCGCAATAGCCCTCGGCCGGAGCCTTCTTGCCATCGCGGGCCGTGGGGAAGCGGTCCAGGAGCGCCGTGTCCGACACAATGACGATCGCCGCCGCCCGCGATGACGCTGCGACATCTTCAGGAAGTGCTGCCATGGATCCTCGTCAGTATCCGCGCTGCGCTTGCCACCAGGTGTCCAGGCTGCCGCTCCCGGCGATCACCTTCAGCAGTTGGGTCTGTTCGGCCAACATGGTGCTTTGCTGCTCGAGGATGTTGGCCGTCGCCTCGCTATTCTTCGCGATGGCCTTCTCGAAGGGGTTCTCGCTGCCCGTGCCGTTGTTGGCGTTCTGCTTGTCGATTGCGCTGATCGCTTGCTCGGTGAGCTTGGTGATCATGTCATACTGCGCGAAATATTCCTTGGTGGAGCCGTTGATGTCCCGCTCGATCTGCAGAAATGTCTGGGCGGCCTCCTGGAATTTGGAGGTGTCGACATTCTTGCCGGCGTTGATATCGGCGATGAACGGATCCAGCGCAGCCCGGGCATTGGCCTGCTGCTCTCGCAGCGACAGTGGCGAATTGCTGCCCGCCTTCAGAGACTGCAGGAAGTCCTTCAGCGCGTCGGTGGCGACGCCGGCCGCCTTGACCGCCTCGTCGCGCTGCAGCTTGTAGAGCTGCTCGAGCTGGCGCATCTCCTCGTCGGTCGCGCCGGCTTCCTTGGCGATCTTGACCAGCTGCTTGAACTTGAGGTTCACCTCGTCCAGCGCGGCGCCGACCGGGTCGGTGTAGCGCTTCAGATCCTTGAACGCCTGCTCGAAACTGAGGGCCTTGCTCAGCCCGGTTTCTATGTCGCTGGCTTCTCTCAGCAGCTTCTGTGTGCCCTCGCGGACGCCCTTGATCGCGCCGTCCTGCAGGGCGTTCAGAACCGCGAGCCGCATGGCCGTCTCCGGATCCTCGCCGTCATAGAGAAGCTCGATCCCGGGCGTGCGCGAGGGATGCTTGTTCCCGACCGCATTTGTGGCAGTGCCGGCCACGCGATAATAGCTGCCGCGCTGTCCGAAGCTGACGGCATACTGGCCGACTTCGGCGCCGAGCTGGTCCGCGATCCGCTGGATGTTCTGCTGCAGACCCTTGGACATGCCGGTGAGGGAATCGACGACGCCCGCATCCTTGGTGCCCGAAATAACTGGGTTCGCCGTATTGTTGGTAACGATGGTCGAGCCCATCGGCGTCTTCTTGAACAGCCCGCCGATCACGCCGCCGAGCAGTCCGCCCGCAATGGATCCCAGCGGTCCGGCTATGGAGCCAAGTGTTTTGCCGAGAACGTCAGTCAGCGGCTTTTCGAGCCGCTTGCCGATCTCGCCGCCGATCGCGCCACCGAATGCGCCGCCCAGGCTGTTGCCGCCCGCCATCCGCGCGGCTGCAGCGCCGACGCCGGCGTTGCCGCTGATCTCGCGGAGCGTGGCCTTACTCTTGTCGGACAGACTGTCCCACTTGCCCATCGCGAGCTCGGCGGCCGTCTTGGCGATCGTCCCCATGCCGATCCGCTCAAATCGCTCCCAGACGGAATCGACGCCGTTGCTAAACAGATCCTCGAACTCGTCGGCGAGCCGACCAAGCTCCTCATTGGCCTTGTCGACGCGGATGCCGACATCGACCGTGACCTCGTCGGCTAAGTCTCCAAGTTCTGCTTGCAGGCGGCGCTTGTCGATCGCCTGCTGCAAGGGCGCGAGCTGCTGGGGCGTGGCCGTCGGAAACTGGCGCACGATCCGGAGATACTCAGCCGCCGCCTCGGCAGCATGCTCGCCTTCTGTGGCGCGGATCGCCTCCAGGCGCGCCGCTTCCTCCATATGCTGGAGCTCTTCGTCCAGCTCCTTCTGCAGTCGACGGCCTGGCGCGTTGCTGATGAGATCGCGGGCCTTCTCGATCTGATCGAGCAGCTGCTCGTAGTTCGGCGGCTTCTTGAGCGCAAAATCATTGGCCAGGTCGTCGAGCTCACGCAGGGCGCGCTGCGTCTGCTGCAGCTCGCTCGGCATGTCGGTGAAGCGGTCGGTGATATTTGCGATCCGCTTGGCCGCATCCTCGCCGCGCTCGGCGAGCCGCTGCGTTGCCGCCGCGGCGTTGCGCATCGCCGGCGTCTTCTTGTTGAGGGTCTCAATCTCTTTGTCGTGGGCCTTGGCAACAGCGGCGCTGGCTGCCGCATAATGCTCCAGTCGCAGCGCGCCCATCTGATATTGCCGATCGAGCATGTCCTGCGCAGCCTGGCGGCGTTCGTCCGCTGCCTTGCGAGGATCTGTCTGCGCATCGATGCGCCGCCGGAGCACCGGTATCTCAGTTTGACGCAGTAGCAGTTCAGCTTTGGTCTGCGCGCCCGCGAGCTGCTTAATTTGCTTGTCGACATTGCCCATCGACTGACGGAGGGCGAACTGCGCAGAGTCGGCGCCAACACCGCCGGTCAGCGCGGCAAAATTGGACTGTTCGGTTGCCTTCAGGGCTTCCAGGGTTGCGATTGCCTGCTCGCGCTGGGCTTTCGCTGCCTCGACTGCCCGAGCGGCGTTCCGGACGGCCTGCTCCTCCATCGCGCGGGCGCTCACCAGCTGCTTGCGCTGGGCTGCCTCGAGCTCGTCGATCGCGGCGACGAGATCGCGCACGCTCATACTCTGGAAGTCGATTGCTTGGGTGAGATCGAGTGCGCCCTTTCGCGCTTCCTCGGCAGCGTCCCCCGAGCTCAGTAGCCCTTCGACCAACATTCCGACCATGGGAATGGCGACGCCGAGCGCAACGCCGAACCCGCCGCCAAGAAAGCGGGTGAACTTGCCGAACTTAGTGTTGGCGCTCTCCGCACTATTACCCATCATTTGGAGCGCGCCGATCAGCTGGGGCAGCTGCTGCGAGGCCGCGCGGATCGCGCTCGTGCCGCCAGCAACCTGCACCCAAAAGTCCTGGAACTGATATCCGACCTGCTGAAGGCCATTACGTTGCGCGCCCGAGGCCTGCGCCATGTCGCGCTGCGCGTTAGCCGTCTGCCCCAGCTCGGCCTGCAGCAGCTCGAGCGCCTGGACTTCCTCGCGGGCAGCGCGGGCCTGTCGCTCATACTTGGTGGCGACGTTCTGGGCCGCCGCGATCTCAAGCTGCTGGGCGCGTGTCACGACGCCGCTGGAGCGGTTGAGCGCCTCCTTCGCCGCCGCCAGCGCGCGGGCCTGTGTGGCCTGCTGCTCCATGGCGATCGCGCCGGCGCGCAGGCCGGGCAGATCCAGATCGAGGATGCCGGCGTCCGGCGTGACCTTCAGCGCCCGTTTGAAGGTGCTCTCGATTTTGCGTTCGACGGCGCGCAGGCCGGGATCGAGCGCGCGGTCGAGTTTTGCGCCGGCCTCGGCGCCGGCGGCTTCCATGGCGGGTCCGAGACCCGAAGTCAGTTTCTTGACGCTGGAGGACAGGGCCTCGCCGTTCAGCTGCAGACGCCCATTGATGTCGAACTGCATAGGGCCTCCGGGTCAGCTCTCGCGCGTGCCATCGATGGCGGTGCGCAGGCGGTTCATGCGCCGAGTGAAATTGTCGCGGAGCATTCGGCCGCGTCGCTCGATGGCCGGTTCGATCGAGAATTTGTTGGCGAAACGCTGGGCGGGGATGAGGACGAAGATCGGCAGGGTTTCGGTGGCGGAACCGCTATAGGCGCCGCCTTGCCGGCGCGACGTGGCCGCGCGGGATCCACGCCCGTTGCGCGCGCGGTAACGATGCTCGGCAACGAGGAGGGAGGGCTTGCCCCCGCCGCGGTAGACAAAGACGAGCCGCTGGCCGTTGCGCCGCTCCCATTCGCCTGGCGAGAGATCCCGGGAGCGTGTGTTGACGCCGGCATGTTCGGTCGGGATGGCGAGATAGAAACCGCCCTTGGAGCGGTTGACCCCCGCTTGCGACCAGAAGGTCATCGCGCCCCGGGTGCGTGAGCCGCCATTGACGAACACCTCGCCTGCCGGCGCGGCTGCGAGGCGGGATCCGCGCGGGAAGGTCGCGCTTTTCCATGCTCGCCAGAGATTGCCGCCGGCGGCTTCGCGGGTCAGGCCCTCAAGGTCGCGTTCGAGCCCCCTGGTTTCGGCACGCACAGCGGCCGTTGCCTGTGTCAGGATCGCGCGCACGACCAGGTCGGCCGACCGATCGATCTCACGCTGATCGAGCCTGAGTTCGATCGAGGGCATGGCTCAATCCTTTTCCGCCGTCATGTCATCGAGGGCGGCGAAGCAGTCCATCAAGGCCGCTGGCTGTTCCTGCCATCCGCCGGCGCAGGGCAGGGGCGCCGCGCCGCGCATGCCGAACGGCCCGAGGGCGGTTTGCAGGCGGGCGCGGAGCCACAGGTCCACGACGAACAGCGCCCAGCGCGGAACGGTCAGTCGGGGGTTTTCGGCGTATTGCTGTCCGTCGATGACCCATCCGCCGGGGTATCTGCGCCCGAATTCGAAGTCCCCGGGTCGCCGGCGGATTTCGAGGGCGCATCGGAGTTTTTTCGCTCGAGCGCTCCGTGTTGCAGGCGCCAGGCCTGCGCGCCGGCGGCGCGCAGCGTCGTGGACGGGATGCCGGCCAGCGAATCGAGCTCGACCAGCTTGTCGATGCCGCGCTTGAACGGCGTCTCGATATTCTCCCACCCGATGCAGAAGCGCCGGAAGGCCACGATCGGGATCATCTGGCTGCGGCGTTGCTGCTGGGCGAGCAGCAGCTTATAGGGCGGCCAATGCAGCGCGAGCAGCGCCAGGGCTTCAGACAGGACAGCCTGGTCGCGATCGCTGATCGTCTCGCCGCTATGGGCGGTATGGGCGAGGAGGATGAGCTCCTCGCTGCCTTCGCCGCCCAGCTCGCGCAGACCCGTGACACAGGCCTCCTCGAGCTCCCAGGGCCATACAGTGCCGGCGAGGTGTTCGCTCGCCAACTCGGCCTCCATGAGCTCGCGCTCCAGGACGTTGCCGGCGCGCAGCAGGAAGACGGGTGGCTTCTCGTCCTGCTTGAGCCATTCGGGTGTGTAGCGCAGGGCGGCAGATGCCGCTGTCGATGTCACTATCGTCATGAGATCACCAGAAAGAGAGGATGAAGTCGCCGTCGCGACCGTTGCTGTCCTTGCCCGGCGTCGTCATGGCGCGACGCTCCTGGAAGGTGCGCAGGGATCCGCTGGTCCCCGGCTGTGCGCCGACAGGGGTGAGCTGCGGAAGCGTGACGGCCCAGCGATTATTGGCGCTGCCCATGGCGCGGATCACGCCATTGTAGACGGCCGAGTTCTGGATCTCGGCCAGAATGTCGCGAGTGGCGACCAGCGTGGCCTTGGGGTCGCATTCCAGGCGACCGGTGCGCTTGCCGAGGATCGATGGACCGAAGCCATAATTGGTGTTCGGATCGCCAGGCGATTCCTGTTCGGCCTGCAGGTTGATCGACCAGCGGTCGATCGGCAGACCCTTGCGATCCATGAGGAAGGCGGGGTTGGGCTGGTTGACGCCCTGCACCAGCATCGGTGCGGCATGGGCGGCCACCGAGACGACCGGCACTGCGGCGTCCGTGCGGCCGGCGAAAACGCCCATGAGCTTGACGGTGATAAAGCCCGGCTTAGCCGTGTCGCCGCCCCACTCCTGAATGATGCCGCGGCAACCGACGAACTTGAGGAGCACGCCGTCCTCATAAAGATAAAGGGTGCCGGAGGGATGGTCGGTGATCCGAGCGGCCGCGTCGGCCGGCGAGGTGCCGGCATAGGTCCAGTTCGGCGGGATGGCAGCTTGCGTGCTGGTCGTGAGCGGCGTGTCGAACGTGTCGACCAGGGTCGCGACCTTGCCGCTTGTGTAATCGGCGATCAGCGTCGTGCGCCCGGCGCCAGGCCCGCCGGAAAGCACCAGTGGCATGCCGCGATAAAGCTGCGCGGTGGTCGCAAAGCCCGTGCCCAGGGTCGCGGTGGTCGCGCTGCCGGCAGTCAGGGCAGCCGCTGCGATCGCGGCCTGGAATACGCCGCGCAGGCCGCACGAAGCCAAAAGATCATGATGGGGCGGCTTCACGCTGGCGCTGTAAGCAGCAGCTGCGCCCTTCATGCGGAAGCGGATCGTAACCTCGGCCGGCTGCCCAACGATCAGTGGCGCGCCGCTGACCAGGCTACCGGTCGCTTCGTTGCTCTGCTCCTCGGTAAAGGGCGTGTTATAGCTGAAGCCATCGGCCTCGTAGGGAAAGGCGTTGGCGGCGGTGGGGCCGGCGTCAACGCCCTCGGCGGTTTCCAGCTTGAACAGCATAACGCTGTTGGCCGGACGGATCGTCTGGTCCATGTCGGTGTCTCGCTTCTGGTCGGAGGGTCAGGTTGCGGTCGGGTCACCGCGGCGGGTCGGGAAGGTGATGAGGAAGTCGAGCGAGAAGGCGAGGCGGTGGGTGCTGCCCAGCGGCACCCGATTGATCCGCATGTCGCCCTCCTCGATGTTCTCGATCAGCGAAGAGGCGTCCGCCATTCCGAAGATTGCCGTCACGGTTGCGGCATAGAGCGCATTCAGGCGGGCGAGCGCGGCACGACCGCTCGCGTCCTCGACAAAGCCCTCGATGCTGAGCGTCATGCCCTGGCGCTGCGTTCCGGTTTCGGTGCGCTGGTCGGGCCGCTGTCCGTCATCGTAAAGGTGGAGCGCGTCGAACTGCATCGGGTCGCCGCTCGGCATGACCTCGATCTCGGCGGCTTTGCCCTGTAGGGATGCCTCCGCATCCGTCATGATCTGGTCGCGGATGGCGATCATGCGGCCGCCACCGCTAGGATCCAGGCGCCGATGCTGTCGTCCTTGGCGCGGTCGATCACGCCCCAGCGGCCGGTGGAGTGGACAATCACGTCGCCCTTGGCCGGAATGCCTGGCAGATCGACATATTGGATCTCGAATGAGACGTGGCGGGCCGTGGCACCGGCGCCGGTGAATGTGTCGGCCGGCACGTCGCTATGAACGCCGGTTATTGCCTTCTCCAACACGCCGGCGCCGGTGTAGATGATCGGATCGGCCATTGTGCGATGGATGGTCGCCAGACCGGCGGTTGGCAGGCCCATGGCGATCTCCATGCTGGCTGAAGAACAACGGCGCCGCTGAGAATGAAGCGGCGCCGCCTAGCGTTGTGGGATCAGGCGATCTGGCCCGTGAGCAGCGCGAGGCCGATCGTGTCACCGGATGCGGCCACGGCAAGCGCAACGCCGACCAGCGTGTTGCCCGAGGCAGTCTTGGTGAGCACCTTGTTGGTGTTGTCCCAATAGAGCTTGTCGCCGATCGCCCACGCCGCGCCGGTGGCCTTGGGGAGCGTGATTGCGCCGCGGCGCTTGCCGCGGACGAGCTCGCCGGATTTTGCCGCGACGAGTGCAACGGCGAAGAGCGCGCCGACGAGGAACGCCCCGCCCGACGCGACGTCATAAGGCGCCGGGACTTCGATCGTCTCGGCATCCTGCACGAAATTCTTCATGACGGTATCTCCATCAATGTGAGGGGAAGGAAATCAGCGACCGCAAGGGCCAGCCGCTGATCAATCGAGCGGTCCGATCAGGCGCCCGGGTTCTTGTCGAGGCCGCGCCAGTCGATGGTGGAGGCGGCGAAGTCGAGGCTGGCCTTGAACTCCATGCCATCAACGGTGAAGCCCGGCCGCGAGCTCAGCTGCACGCCCTCGGCGCCATCGAGATAGGTATACTCGATCGTGTCGACGGCGGTGTTGCTGGCAGCCAAGTACCAGGCCGTGGTGCTGACGGCGTCGAGGACTGCGTCGATGACCGGTTCCACCGACGTTCGGCCGCCAGCGCGGAATTCGTTGGTGGCCGCCGCCGTCGCCGGCACATACTGCGCGCTGGTGTACTGATAGGCCTTCTGCTCCTGCGTCGCCGGTGCGATCAAATAGGCAGGCGCCAGGTTGAGCTCCTCCTTCTGCATCCCTTTCTGCAAACGCATGCGGGTGCGGCCGGCGCCGAGCGTTGCCTCGGAGATTGCGCCGCCAGAGCCAGCGAGATTGCCATGGTCGGCATGGAAAAGGGGAGTTCCATCGTTCATGGCAGGATTGGACGTAAGCTGCGCATAGACCGTGCGGTTCTCGAGGCGCGCGGCTGCGGCGGCATAACCGACAGTAATCCGCTCAAGCGCGCGCAAATCGTCGTTGATCAGCAGCTGACGGGACACGCCGATGATGCGGCCATAGGTGAGCAGGCCGTAGCTGGTCTTGCCGTCCGAGGCGGTGCCATACTGGAACTCGCCGGCCTCATTGGTCCGCAGCAGGTCAGGCATGGCCGACATCTGCACGACGTCGACCTTGCGGAAGTCAGGCGCGTTCGGCGCCCGGCGCGCCCAGATGCGATAGGTCGGCTGATTTTCATCATAGGCCATGCGCAGGCGCCGGCGCAGCGTCTCGCCCATCAGCGCCGAGAAGTCGCTGGTGGTGTGCAGCGAGCGCTCGACGATCTCGGTGCGGGAGAGCCCGCGCGTATTAACCCCGGACTGCGCGAGGATCTCTTCGGCCATGCGATACATGGACAGACCACGGAACTCGCGGCCGGCCTCACTCAGTTGCGCGCTGGGCGCCATCTGATGGACGAGGCTGTCGGTCATCGCGCGCACCATCGTCACGCCGCTGCCCGGGCGGGCAGGCACGCGGCCGTTGGTCTGAGCGGTGGCGTCGCGCGCCACGAAGCGCTCACCCAGCTCGGCCATGAGCGCGGCACGCGTGAACGGCGTTGCCACATGCGCATCGACCAACGCGGTCTGCGCGTCGGCGTCGAGGCCGGCATTGCGGCATAGCGTCAGGACGGTCGCCGAGGTCAGGACGGCCGAGCGCTGCGTTTCCGGAGCCGGAGCGCCGGCCTTATCCTCGTTGTTGCGCTCTTGGTTGGGATTGCTCTGGTTGCCCTGATCGCCGTCCTGCGGCGCGCTGCGGGTCTGATCGTTCTGGTTGGCCGGCTCGTTACCGGCCTGCGAGTTGCGTGCAGGCATGGATTCATTCTCCACGGTGGGTGCCGGCGAAATGCGGCGGAAGGTGCAGGGGGAGCCGCCCTGCGCGGTTGTCTGGCTTCGCGACTGCGCGCCGTGGTCAAACGGCACCGGCACGAAGCTGATTTCGGAGGGTTCCCAGTCGATCGCCCGGTAGAGGGCGCGCTGACCGTCGCGCTCGGTGATCTCGTAGGTGTGGACGATGTAGCCGACCGAGACATTGCGGATGATGCCGGCGGCGATATCGGCGACGATGCCTGCAACCTCCGCCCGATCGGAAAGGCGCAGCGTGGCAATACCGAGGCCGTTCTCCATCCGGGCGCTGCCCGGCACGACCACGCCGATCTGGTCGCTGAGCTGGTAACGGGCGTGCGTGTTGAGGACCGGCGCACCATTGTTGAGCCGCTCGAGGCGAACATTGGCCGGCTCAGTGGCCAGCTCCTCGTCGATAAACTCCCAGCGATTCCAGTCGAACCGCGCACCCCGCGCGCCGGTGGTGAACACCACCTCGATCGTGCGCTCGGTTTCGTTCCAGGTGTCGGTCCGGAGCTGGAGCTCGCGAGTGACCATCGGGATGTCGTGGGTGCGCGTTTCCTGCGCCGGCGCGGGATCCGCGCCAGTATTGCGTTGGGGCATGTCGATCCTTTCCGGGGGTCAGGCGGCCTTCTTGCCGTTGTCCTGATTGCTCTCGCTGTTGGCGCTGGCCTGATTGGGAGCGGCCTTGCGCGGATCCCCGTCGAAATGGACGCCGGGACCAAGTGTGTTGTCGGCTGCCGCGAGATCCTCGGCGAGTTGCTCCAGGAACTCGAGATAATCGTAGCCATTGGCCTCGACGAGCTGGCTCGGGGTCACCTTGCCGAGGCGCAGATCGAGCAGATCGCCTTGGGCGTCCTTGTACTTATCGACCGAGATGAAGCCGGGCGGCGTCCAGCGCATCCCGAAGTCCTGCGACGGCAGCAACCCGGCCGCCATGCTCGCCTCCCTGAAGCGCGCGCCGATCGGCTTGCAGGCACGATGGATCATGATGTGCCATTGCTTGCGCTCCATGCGGCGACGGAAGCCATGGCCGCCGGCGCGCCAGCTCGAATAGTTCACGCGGCTGAAGTCGCCGGTCACATGCTCATACATGACGCCGGCGCCGGCCGCGATCTCGCGCAGGTAGAGCGTCGCGAACTCCTCCACCCCTTGCGAGCTGCCCGGTGTGCTGACGGTGACCTCCTCGCCGTCGCGCAGGCGCATGATCATTCCTGGCTCAAACTTCTCGGCGAGCTTGCCGGGGCGCGCCGCTTCGGTGCTCGTGCCGATCTGCGCGTCGGCGCCATCGAGGCCAGGCTTGATGAAGGCGGCAAGGCAACTCTCGATCCGCTTGCGGACCAGCTCCGCATCGAAATAGCCGCGCAGATCGTGCAGCGGCATCACAGCCGGCGCGAGCAAGGGCATCCCGCGATCCTGCCCCGGCCGCAGCTTGTCGTAGAGGTAGACGATCTCGCTGGCGGGGATCCTTTCGCTGGTCATGGCCCGGCTGCGCCAGCTCGCCATGTTCCCCGGGTGCCCAGGGTAAAGCCACCATGCCCGCACGCGGCCTTCCACATCATACTCGATGCCGCGGTCGATATAGCCGTCCGCCAGCATCGTCGTTTTGGTGACGTCAATCAGATCCGGCTCGAGCAGCTGCAGCTTGAGCGGCGTGCGGGTCGTGCTGGCATCGAAACGCTGCCGACGGAAGCGAATGATCGCTGCGCCCGATTCCGCCATGGCTTTGCAAGCGAGCCAGAGCAGCCCGTCGAGATCGTTGTCGCCATCCCAGTCGCACTCGTCCTTGAAGCCCGTCCATAGGCCCGAAACAATCTTCTGATTGCGCTTCGACAGGCCGGTCGGCGCGCCAATGATGCCTGTGCCGACAACATTGTCCGCGAAGGTGTCGAGGATCTGCACGGCATAGCCGCTATTGCGGGCAAGCTCCCGGCAACGGTTGCGCACAGTCTCCTCGGCCGCGCCGATCTCGGTGTTGGCGTCGGTGCCGCCAGCTTTCCAGCTCATGGTGCGATGATCGCGCCGTGCAGCGTCATAAGCCCGGGTGGCGAGCTGCAGCGCTGCACGCGCGCGAACACGCCGCAACGCCGAGCTGGGCGATACCCAGCCAATTGAGCGGTCGAGCCAGTTCACGTCAGAACCCTGCCACGCTGGTGCGGCTTTGCGGCCGACCAGCGGAGGATGAAGCGGCGATGTCGTCCTGCGCCATGCGGAGGATCCGCTGCATCTCGTCGAGCGTCCGGTACTGGATCTCGCGGCCGTCCGGATAGCGGACGCGCGTGGCGCCGGTCGCGATCGCTGATTTGAGGGCGTCGATATCGCTCTGCTGCAAGGCCATGCTCAAATCCTAAAGCCAGCTGCCGCCGTCAGAGCGGCCGCCGTTGATCCAGTCGCTGCCTTGTTGGGGCTGCGGCGGAGGGGTTTCAGTCGGTTGGGCCGGTTGCTCGGCCGGCTTTGCTTGCGGCGTTGCGCCTGGTTCGCTGATCTGCCCGCGAACCCTGGCCCAGTGTCGGAGCGTCCACCGATCGATGCCAACCGCATAGGCAGCCGCGCGGGCATAGACCCGCATGTCGATGGCTTCGTTACGGGTGCCGCTCGTGATTTGCCATTCGAGCCGGCCGAAACCGGATCTACTCTTCACCCTGACCAGCTGCTCGGCGACCAGCTGCTTGATCCAGGTCTCGTTCGTGCCCTGTGGCAGGTGAATGTAGCCCGGCGGGTGCGGTTGGCCGTCGACCGGGGCATCGAGGTTCAGCCAGGCATAGGTCTCGGACTTGAACACCGAGACGGCGATTGTCCAAAGCTGCACGCCGCGGCGCAGCTTCCGGCCGTTGACCGTGGTGTCCACCCAGGTCGGTCCGGTGACGGGCGATGAACTGTCGAACTTGCCGGTGCCCTTGATCGCCATGACGTGGCGGGGATATTTTCTTGCCCAGGCGTAGACAGTGGTGGTCGAATAGCCGTCGCCAGTGTCGATCGCCCAGCGTAGCGGCCGCAAGCGCCGTCCGGAGGCGGTTTCCCACTCCCGGCCGAGCAGTGCGTCCATTTCCTCCCAGATCTCGGCCTTGGCCGGATCGCCATCGATGACGATGTGATCGACCAGCGCGCTTTCGAGGCCAGGCCCCCAGGCCCAGATATCGCACTCGATGCGGTTGCGCTGAATGTCGATGCCAGCGGTAATGGCGCCGGCCCATTCCGGGACCTGTTCCAACACCAGCTCCCTCGATCGGCGGTCGTAGAGCCTTTGCCAGTCCGGGGCTTCGCCCTTTTCCTGCCATGTCTCGCCGAGCGCGGTATTGGTCCACGTCTTCAGCGTTTCCGGGTTGCCCTTGGCATCCACGAAGGCCTTCACCGTGTCGGCCAGCTTCACCCAGGAGGAGTAGGCCTCCCAAATATGAAAGCCGGCGATACCGTTGAACGGCGCCGTCGCTCGCCATTCGCCCTTGCGGACCGCTTCCCATCTCTCGGCATCGGTCCAATGGTGCTGGCAGAGCTCGCCCGTCTCCGGATCTGCGGCCGCGCATTCATAATAGGCGGTCTCGTGCAGGTGTTTGCCTGCCTCGTCCTTCTCCCATTTGACCTGCGACCAGCTGAGCCGCTGTTTCGTGCCGCATTTGGGACACGGGATGAAGTAGTAGCGCTTGTCGGACAGCTCGAAAGCTGCCTCGATCCGACTGGCGCCGGCGACGGTCGGTGTCGATCCGGCGAGGCGCTTCCGATTCCAGAACGTCGTGGTGCGCTTGAACGCGAGACTGAGCGGATCACCCTCGGCGCCGGCCGAGGCTGGGTAACGGTCAACCTCGTCCGCCAATACCACGCGGATCGGGCGCGATGCGAGCGAAGCCGGGCTGTTCGCCCCGGCGATCGTGCAATGACCGCCGGCGAACTTCTTGTGCAGGATGGTGTTGCCACTATCCCGCGCCTTGCTGTCCGAGATCTTCGCCGTCAGGCACGGCGTGTCCCGGATCATCGGTGCGAGCCGGTCTTTCGACCATGCCTCGCCCATTTCCAGCGTCGGCTGCATCACCAGCATCGGCGCCGGATCCTGGTCGACGAAATAGCCGACCACGTTTCCGATGATCTCGGTCCACCCAACCTGGGCGGACTTCATCACGACGATGTCCTGGATCAGCGGATCGCTGACCGCGTCCATGATCCCGCGCTGGAATTCCGCGCGGGACGTGTCCCATTTACCCGGCTCGGCGCTTGCTTCGGCGCTGAGCTGCCGGTTTGTGTCCGCCCACTGGCTGACCGTCAGTTTCGGCGGCGGCGTCAGCACCGGCCACCAGGTCGCCACCGTGGCCGCCATCGCCGCGCTCGCCACCACCATCGACGTGATCGTCGGGATCAGCGGTGGCGATTTTCGTCGACGCGAGCTCGAGGAGCGCTTCATGCACCAGCTCCGTCAGCTTGTCCTGCACGGCCGCGATCGTCGGCTTGGCATGGACGAGGGGGGCGCACTTGGCAGGCAGGCTGAGCAGCTTCGCCCGCACGCGAGCAAAGGCGGATTGAACAGCGCTCGAGACTTCATGGCGTGGTAGCAGCTGCTTCCTCATTTCCTGCGCCTTGGCCTCGGCAATGTCGGCCTGGGCGCGGAGGATGCGCGCTTCGTTGACCTCCTTCTCCTTCGGCTTGCCGGCGCCGACCTGGTAACTTGTCCAGGCCTGGACCCATTCGGTCAGCGTGGCGCCGTCGCCGGGCAGTTCGCCTTCAGCGCGGAGGTTGGCGATCCAGCGGGAGGATTTTCCCACCAATTTGGCAACTTCATTCAAAGTTGGCCGATATTCAGCCAAATTCATGAGTTTAGCGCCCTAGGATGATGAAGTAGGGAAAATCCCTGTATCTAGAAAACTCCCGCGCCTTCGCCCCCCGTATAGCGTGAGCGCCAGGAAGGACCCGCGAGGGGGGTGGGGGAGGGGCGGCCGGCCTCGCGCGCTCAGCCCGCCGCCACGTCGATCGAGATCGCCCTCCACTGGCCATCGCCGGTGTCGCGCTGATAGAGGCGGATGTACCGCTTCGATCCCACCACGCGGAAGCTGTCGCGGATCGCCTGCATGGCCTTCTTCCATCGCTCATCCGCGAACTCTAGGCGCAGCAGCGAGAGCAGGTCGTTGCGATTGACGCGGCCCTGATTGTCCACGTCGAACGCCCGATTGATGATGGCACGGATCTCCGGCCCGCTGGTGGCCGACCATTCCACAAGGCACTCATCGATGATGCCCTTGGCCACCTGCAGCTCCGGTCCGAACACCACATGCTCGGATACCTGCACGACGATCTTGAGCAGCCCGTCGTAGCTGGTGAATGTCAGATTGCCCTTCGATCCGCCCCGTCGCGCGCCATATTCCTGCTCCAGCAGCGCGACGAAGTCATCGACATCATCGAAGCTGTGCTGCCGGAAGCGTGCCACTTGGGCCGAGAGGGGCAGAGCAAAGCCGATCACCTTGCGGACCAGCTCGTCCTGCAGCTTGTCGACCGGCTTAACCACGCTCTCGGGGATCAGGCCGCCCTCGGCGTTGACCATGTAGCGAGCGCCATCGATGACGCGGATCGGGTCTGCCAGGTCGCTCATTGCGTTGCTCCTGCGTCCGGCTCATGATCGAGCAGCCCACCACGCAGCAGGGCGCGGGCCTGCTCCAGCTCGTTGACAACGGCGAGCAACCAGCGACGGGTCACGGCCACAGGCTCAGCGCTATTGTCGGCCTCCATACGCAGGGCGACGATATCGATCTTGTCTTCAGCATTGGCCATGCCGGCTTTCTCCCCGCCCATGTCAGCCCGATCAGCGCCGGACGCGGCCGTAGGCCATCTCGCGCAGGTCCAGCGCGATCACCTCGGGGCTGGCCGCTTCGGCGGTAATGTGGTGAAACTCGCTCGGCCCGGCCTCGATGATGCTGTCGCATTCGCGGATCACGCGGGTCATCCCGCTGATGACCGGCGCCTTGTCCCGACTGGCGCCGCACATCTTGCGCAGCGAGAGGGCCATCAGGCGAATGTCGGCGGCGATCTGGACGTCTCGGCGGTTGATCACATCCGACTTCCCCATTGAAGCCCATGGCCGGGGGGACATACGGCCATGGGCTCCGGACACAATTGTGACGGGGTCGTTTTGCGCGCTTTCATGACCGTTTGGCAGGCCCGCTTTTGTAACGCTACTCGCGTCGGCCAGGCTTGAGCAGGCCAGATGTCCGTGGTCTATTTGGCCTGAACAGAAAGGTGGGGATGGAAACTGTGAGCGAAGAACTCTGGAGTGACGATTTGCTCGGCCGTCGTGATGAGGCCGCGATGATTATCAATTACATCGAAGGCGCGACAGCGCAGGCGATGAAAACTAGGACTAAGGGCGCGGTAACGTTGGCCGTAGATGCTGGCTACGGCGCTGGAAAGACATTTTTCTTACAAAGACTCGCTGATGAAATCAGGGGGCACCATCCAGTAGCTTTCGTGGATGCCTGGAAAGACGATCTGGCCGATGAGCCACTTATCGCGTTAGTGGCCACCCTAGCATCCGCGATTGAGCCTCTCGCTTCGGTGGGCAGCGGAGTAGTGCTGACAGGCCGTTTGCAGTCCGTTATGGATAAGGCCGGACAAATAGCGAAACTAGCATCGTTCGGTCTTTTGCGGCGCGCAGCCGGAATGGCCATCAGCGCCACCGCCGTCGAAGCAATCGAGGCGGCTTGGGACGAGATACCCGACGTTGCATTTCATCAGGTCGAGGAGCTTGGCAGCGATGCAGCGGCCGGACTTGACCGGCTCCTAAGCATTCCCTCTAGCCTCTACATGAAGTCCAGGGTTGACGCATTCCGAACAGGCCAAGAGGCGATCCGCGAACTGAAAGAAGAACTGGGCAAGCTTGTCGAGGCGCTTGCGGGGTCGAACTATAAGCCTCCACTCGTGATCATCATTGACGAACTGGACCGGTGTCGCCCTAATTATGCAATTAAGCTCCTGGAAGAGATCAAGCACCTTTTTGACGTTCCAGGCCTGGCATTCATTCTAGGAATGCACGGCGAGCAGCTGAGCCACGCGGTGAAGGCCGCGTACGGCCCTTCCTTCAAGGGCGAGGAATATCTCCGTCGATTTATGCGGCGCCGATATGTTCTTCAGTCGAAATCCAAGGAAAAGCTCACGTCTCAGGCGATGAGCGAAGCCGCACTCGCGATGACTGACGGCTACCCATTTCTAATTGACGACAGGCCCAAAGACCTACCTTTTTCGGCAGTTTTTAATCACTATGTTGAGAGCTTATTGGTGACCCCCCGCGAGTTGCAACAGCTGGCTGAAATTCTGGAAACGGCTTATTCTGTCGCGAATGGTGTCGAATTGATCAACCCATTGCTCGTGCCTCTTGCTGTTGGTGAAATACGTGGTGAACAACCTCATGAACTGCGCTTCGCCCCGACAGGGAGGAGCTTGATCTACAATTTCCGAAGAGAATCTGGTCACGTTCAGTATAGTCCGCAGGCGCTTATGAATGAAATAATTCGTCTGGGAAGGCTGAGCGTCCAAGACTTAAACATGAGCTCTAGTTCTGACCATTTGTCATTTCTGGTCCTCCGCTCAATGTTGAAAGGAGAGGAGAAATTAACGGCCGTGCAGAATTATCCGCGTCTGCTCGCGAATGTGGGGAAGATGATCATCAATTGAGGTATCAACGTTTGGTATGATGACGGTGCTACCGGCGCTGGGCCGGCGATTTCGCATTGAGGCGGAGAGCCTTCCTCTGCCTGAGGGTTTTTATGAGGATCTGTGATCATTGGATTAAGCAACGCGTTCTTGAGAAGGGGATTAGTCATGGTTTGGCGATCAAAGGTGTTGTCGTTTGACGAATGGACGATCGTACAGGGTCACTTTGAAAAACTGATGATCGACCTTGGCGGTCCGGCGAACCTCGCAATGTTCAGTAAAAGACAGCGCGGATCGACCGATGCTGAAATATTTATTACCGGTCCGGGCATAGACACGATCGAGGCCACGTCGCCAGGCGGATGGTCTAACTCTCAAGCGCCAACTGGCCCAGATCTGCAGTTGCTAATCGCTTCCGGCGACGCGTGGACATACTTCGGAATCGCGAAGCCATTCTGATTACGTCAGCGCTGCGGGTGCGGGCGCCTCTTGTCCGCATAAGCCGGCGCTGCCGGCCTATTCAACCAGTCGATCACCCCATTGCTCAGAAACCGCCGGCTGGGCGCCCGATGTCGTGATGCGCAAAGCCGGCAGAGCGGGAAGCTGCCCGGATGATAGAGCAGGGGCTTCATGATCGCCCTGCCGCACGTCGTCACGACGCGATGAGCATTGTCCTTATCGACGATGAACCAATGCGCCTCTTCATCGCCAAAGCACACCGCCCATTGCGGCTCGCCCAGGTCGAGATCCGGGCCGAGGCTCCCGCGTTCGCCCGTCACACGATCGCCGCGTGCGCGCGCGCCACGGCCTCCTCGTCAATGTCGCGCCGGGTCTGCCGGAACATGTCGATCCAGATCTGCAGGGCCGTCACGACCAGCGCCCGGGCGCGCCGGGCCGCCATATGGTGTCGGGCGGCCGCAGCCGCGATGCCGAGGTCCTCATGCACCACGCTCAGCAGCAGCGGCCCATGCACGCGCGGGTCCGCACGCCACTGGCTATAGGCTACCTCCATCCATACGCGGCCGAGCGCCTCATGGAACACCTCGCCATGCGGCGTATTGTCGATCCGTGTTTCGAGGCTGGCGGTCCGGACGGCCACGTCGCACATGATGAGGGCGGATGCGGCCGCGATCTCGGCGCCGGCCGCGAGCAACTCGGCATCGATGGCGCCGCTCATGTGGAGACGCGCAAGCGCGCCCTGGCGCTTGCGGCTGAAATGTTCATGGGTTTCGGGTGTGCCGTTGCGCTTGTGCGCCCAGCGCGCCCGCGCCGCGATATTGGCCTTGCGGAGCCGCCGCTCCTCGGCCGCGCGTTCGGGATGCCGCGCTGCCCACGCCGACTTGATCGCCGCCGCGCGCGCGTCGAGCTCTTTTTCGAGTTTGCTGCGCGTCTTTTGCTCAGTGCCGGGCGTGAGGCGCAGTGCCGCCCGATTCCTGTTTTTGCGTTTTGCCATGCTGGGCCGGAACATGATCCAGCACGGCGGGCGGGAGCAGGCCCGCATTTGTCACGATGTAGCCCGCCGCCTGCAGGCGGCGCAGTGCCTCCTCTTCAGCCGAGATCGGGCGGATGCCGCGCGGCACGCCCGGTGCATGGCGGATGCGGCCTTCCCGGGCGAGCTGGCGCACGGCGTCCTGCGCACGCGACCGATTGCAGTTCAACGCCGCCGCCAGTTCCGAGAGGCTTGGGCCGGCGCCACGCGCGGCATAATACTGCTCGATGAACGCGAGCGCCTGCAGCTTGCGGCTCGCCATGAGGGGCGAGAGCCGGGGAACGTCATGCATATCGGAACCTCACCCTCCGCCGATAGACATAAGGGGAACATGCAAAAAATGCGAGGATGTTAAGGGGTTGCGGATGATCCTCCGCCTGAGAACGGCTTGTGCTTCGCCACCTAGATTGTATGCCGGTTACGGGTGTTCGGCGCATGGCGCGGATCGGGGCAGATGAAGCTAGAATCTCTGGATTGGTCCAGCTTCCGAAGCGGCGTGGCACAGTTCTCCGCTTGGAATAAGCGCACCCTCGCTATGTGGTGGCTATGGGGTCCTCTGCTCTTCGCCTCTATGGCTTATCTCGACCCCAGGAATGAGCGGGCGGATATGTATGATTTCGCCCGATCTGCTCCGCGCTTCGTGCGTGAAGGGGTCGTGGATGACGTTGGAATTCGCGGCCGCTGGATGCAGCTCCGTATGCCCAATGCTACCCGGCGAGTAAGTTGCGAGGCCGCTCGAACGCGTACGTGGGACACCGATTGTCTCCCCCGAGAGCGTTTTCCGCTACGTGTCAAACTAACCTTGGTGGACTATAGAAAGCACTGGTTGATCATCAGCGCCGCTGACAAGAATGGCATGATCTTGAGTGAGCAAAAGCAGCTCGCCTATCTGAAGAGGCGGTCGGAGTTCGATAAATCACAGAGCCCCGGCAAGAACTTTATTCAGAATCTCATCTTAGGATTTGCAGTCGGCGGTCCGCTCACGCTCCTCGCGTTCCGCCGACGTAGGAAGCTTCAACAGGCTGCAAATGCTGCCAACCAGCACCAATGATCAATGTGCGTTCTACCGCGCCACCGGGATCTCCCGAATATCCGTCGTCCAGGAGGGGCTCTTCTGCCCCCGCTTGGTATCGAAAGTCCGCCCACCAAAGCCCTGCGCTGCCAGCTGGATCGTCCCCCGACCGAACCGCTCGTTCAGCCCGTCCATAGCCGTCAGCAGCCCTCGCGCGCGCGGGTCGGCCTGGACGAACAGGTCGCCTTGCCCGGTCCCCTCCGGCACCAGCTCCTCCAGCAGCACCCCGCATTTGGTGTAGACGCCGCCCGGCTGATACATCGCCTCCATCATGCGCCCCGCATGTGCAGCGATGATGCGCGGATCATTGCTCGGCGGGGAGAGGCGCATCTGCCGGCTTGCCGAGGGCGCATTCGCCCGAAACCGCGATCCATGCGCAAACGCGATCATCCGCGTCGCCATCAGGCTTTGCTCGCGCAGCTTCTCGGCCGCGCGCACCGCGCGCCGCACCATCGCCTCCCGCAGCTCGCCCACATCGGTCACCGGCGCGCCGAACTGGCGCGTCACTGCCGTCGCCTTGCGCGCCTCCGGCTCGGGCTTGAAGTCGTCGCACGCTACCCCGTTCAGCTCCAGCACCAGGCGCTCGAGCACGACTGTGCCGACCGAGCGCGCCACCGCCGGGGGCAGGGCGACCAGATCGGCCACGGTGCGCACGCCGAGCGGCTGCAGCCGCGCCGCCAGTGCTCGCGCGATGCCCCACACCTCGGTCACCGGCCATTGCGCAAACAGCCGCGCGCGCAGCTCCACATCATGCAGGTCGATGACGCCGCCCCAAACCTTCTCGGTCGCCTTGGCCAGCGCATTCGCCACCTTGGAGAGCGTGCGCGTCGGCCCCAGGCCGATCCGCGTCGGCAGGCCCACTGTGCGCAGGATCGCGGCGCGCAGCGCATGCGCCGCCGCCACATCGCCAAGCCCATCCGCACGCGTCGGCAGCCGATAAAAGCTCTCGTCGATGGAATAGATCTCCACCAGGTCGCTATGCGCGCCGATCACCGCGTTGAACCGGCGGTTCATGTCGGCATAGAGCTCGTAGTTGGATGAGCGCAGCGCGATGCCGTGCCGCTTGATCACATCGCGGATCTTGAACACCGGATCGCCCATCTTGATGTGCAGCGCCTTCGCCTCGGCGCTCCGCGCGATCGCGCAGCCATCATTGTTGGAGAGGACGATCACCGGCACGCGCCGCAACTGCGGGTCGAACACCCGCTCGCTGGAGACATACATATTCTCCACGTCGACGATCGCCCAGCTCATCGCTGCCAGCTCATCGCTGATAGTCGCGCACGCCGGCGCGCACCACGCCCCAAATCTCGGTGGTCTCGTCCGCCAGATGGTCGGCATAGCTCTGCCGGCTGTTGCGCGCTTCCAGATAGGGCACGCCGCCCCGGTAGACGAGCTGGCGGCACACAAAGCCACCGGCGACGATCGCGATGACGATATGGCCGTTGCGCGGCGTCACATCGCGGTCCACCACCACCACGTCCCGGTCGGAAATGCCGGCATCGATCATGCTGGAGCCATCGATGCGGAACACGAAGCTGCCGGCCCGGTTGAGCCGCAGCAACTCCGCCAGATTAATGGCGTCTTCCTCCCAGTCCTGGGCGGGGCTTGGAAAGCCGGCGCCCGCCACGCCGATCGGCTTGAACCGGATGCCCGGCGCCATATCGGCGAGCGGGACCGGCTGCGCGATTGGCAGCAGCATGATCAGATTCCCTGGCTCGTCACCCCACATAACGCCAAAGAGAACAGATTGGGAACATCCCAGATGTGCAGTTCGTCGCTTTCCTGCGCCAGGAGCGCGGCGACGCTACGACGCCGGGGCAGGGGTCGCGTAAGTGCCGGTGGCCAGGCCGACGACGACATAGCCGACGTTGAGCCATGACAGCCAGCACACCAGCAGCGCGCCCAAGCCGTGCCCAACAGCGAAATTCATGCCCATCGATATGAACACGCCAACAAAATAGGCGATGGAGCTCATTTCCGCGATCTGTTGCGCTGAACTGGCGGTCGCGTTCTTGATCGCCCGCAGTTCTGTCAGGATCTCGGAATTATCCACGGTCGCAAGAATCTGCCCCGGCGCCGTAGTCGCTCCTGCCGCGGCTGATGATCCGCCAATGCGGCCCGCATAGCCGCAGCCACCGCATCCTTCACAAATCGCACCGTAAGCCCTCGAGCCATTTCCGGAGCAGAGTTTGCACGGAGTGGCGGGTTCAAGAACGTGGACGGATCCGGCACCGCCGCATCCCTCGCATACCGCCCCGTATGCCCTCGATCCGTTTCCGTAACAAAGCTTGCAAGACACAGCCGTCGTCATGATTTCCCCCGCATATTTGCCAGCCAGCGGCTCACCTAGTTTCGCGGCCGCAGCGTCAACGCGTCCAGATCCTTGCGTTCATAGGTGTTCAGATAGACCGGCTTTTCTGCCGGCTGCAGCACGCCGCCGGAGAACTTGAACTCCTCGAACTCGCCGCCGTGCGTTTCGCCCTTTTCATCGAGCCGCAGGGCGTAGCGGTAACAGAACTCATGTCCCATCACGCCAGCCCAGCGCTCGCGCAGATCCTTACGCCATGTCTCGAGAGTGGCCGGTTGGGCGCTGATGTCGGTGGATTGGATCTTGGCGACATTGTCGGCCGTGATGTAGAAATTGGCCCGCTCCACAGACCATTCGTCGGTGGTCACACAGATCGCGTCGCCTTTGAGCATCTGCCGATCTCGCATCACATGCTTCTCGGCACTGTCCCATTTGTAGACGGTCATCGTGTTCACTTGGGTCGGGCTGACGACTGTCTCGGCATATTGCACGTTATCGCAGCTGTCGCCGTCGCCAGGACGATAGCAATACACCACGCCATTCTTGAACTTATCGAACATGGTCTGGGCCGAGACATACAGCCTTCCATCGGGCGTCTTTGTCGGGGCCTCGGTCTTTGCTGCAGCGGCGACGGCGGCGCCGTTTCCGGCAGTCGTGCTGTCGGGAGGTCCTTGCTCCGAGCATCCAGACAAAATGACCAGCGCCGCAGCACCGGCTTGCGCGCGAAAACGATTCTTACCCACGATGACCCCCCACAAGGTTCACGTGATGTTTACCGACTTTGCGAGCGTGGCAAAGCGAGAAAATGGATGCTGAAAGCTGCCAGTCCAGACACCACGACGTTGCGGAGACTGCCGACACCGCTTAGCGTTGTCAGATGCCCCGACTATTCGCGAAAATTGGGAAAATCGTCTCGCGTTGGACCAGTCGCGAGGAAAGATTTTTGAGGCACCAATTCCACGGGAAGACCGCAGGTGTTCGTTTTCACGGACTGCGCCAATCCAAACGAAACGAGGCGAAGTATTTCCTGTTGGCTATTGCCCCGGCGGTTTTGATTGGGCCGTTCATCCGGAAATGGTCAGATGCTTCCTTATTCGGAAAAACCGTATTGGCATTGCTTGCCATATGGTTCGTGGCGGTGCTGGTGGCTGGTGGCTTTCTTCTTTTCCGCGCTCTAATCCGAGCGTCACGCGACAGTGCTGAATGATGACAAACGTCAGCTAACCAAGCCTTTCCTACCCTTCCAGCCCCTTGAAGCGAGCTGTTCAGGGGGGCGCTTGTTCAACTTTGATCTTCTTCGATTGGCCGAGGACCCTGCAGACAGATCTGCTGCTCGTCACAGCGCAGGTGCCGCATCATCATCTGCCGTATTCTGATGATCTTTGAGCATGGCGCTCCAGCGTCGAAGTCGAGGCTGACTTTGGTCTGCGGCACGGACCGGGCGAGCTGGTCGAGATAGTCATCAGTGACCGCCTCGTAGCCCCGCTCAGTGACATCGATGCCATTCCAGAGAACGCGCCCGGTGCGGGTGACTTTGATGATATTCGCAGGCAGCGGCTCGACAGAAAAGCCCTCGCTGCCCCTTATGCTCTCGTCGTGCCATGAATAGAACCAGGGCCACGGCACTGCGCAGTTCTGAGCTGGCTTTGGGCTGCAAGACGCCAGCACGAAGAGGCTGAGCACAACCACAGGTCGCGCAGCGATGTTCATGCGATGACCTTCTGACTTGGAGGGCAAAGCGATGTGGACATCAGCGCGAGGTTCCTGTCCAGGACATTCAGTGGGTGATCGGACGACCTTGCACCGACTGTTCAGCAGATCACTTTGAGTGGCGAAGGACGTTGAGCAGGTGAATGAACCAGTCGATCAATCGCTGCACGGTTTTGCCTAGTTCAAAGGCCTCGTTCATCTCGGCACCGAGAGACTGACCATTCTCGCTGTCTGGCAATGTCGCAACGATATGGGTCACATCGGCACCAACGGCTTCAAAGATTGCCTGCGCTTCTTTCAGCGCCTCAGCGCTCGCAGCGGAAGATCGATCAGGGCGGTGCTCCACCACAATCGTGATGGCATTCTGAAGTTGCGCCGGAGCCTCATCCGAAAAACAGGTCATGGCAGGCGGTCCGTTGCCACCAATACCGGTTCGAGAGGCAGGAAACGCCTGATAACAATCGTGAAGACGTGCTGCGCTCTGCAAGAACTCGAGATATTTGCCGGCGAGTTGCTCGCCATGCTGAGCGGCCTCGTCGTGTCGCGGTTCAGAACCCGAATTGGCATCACTGATTTCAGCATTGGCGAGCAGCTCAACGATTTCTGCGATAACTACGTCAGGGTCGCGCTCCCAGAATTCGGGCTGCTTGAGCTGGTAGATGATCTTGAGTTCGCTCTCGTGCCGCAGGCCAAAACTCGCGGGTGACCCACGTCGGGCTAGTTCTTGAAGTCGGCGATAAGGATCCTTTCGGCGATAAGGATCCTCATCGCCGAAAGAATCCTTTGAGTCATCCTTCTGCAGAAAGCAAAAAGGCAGGTGTTCTCCCGGATCGGCTCCAAGTTTTTGCTCCGCTTCGGCTTTAGCGAAAGCCTGCAAAGTCATACGCGCCGCGCCCATCGCGTCCTGGTGTGAATCGGCTTCTATTCTCAAGATGATGTTCGGCTCTTGAGCAATAAATTGTGGGAGTACCCGGGGGTCTGGAGAATTCATCGCGAGATAATATTGGCGGTATGCCTCGATAATGTCTCCAGAGAATTGAATGAAATCGTCGTTGTGTTCCCCGAGCGCTGCAATGAGCCCGCAAAAGCGCTCAAGGGCCTCACCAGCGTGGTTGTACATTGACGGCGATATATAATTCTGTGGATGAGGCGTGTTGATCTTCTGAGCAAATTGGTTGTGAGGTCTTAGGGATCTGAAAGGCTTATTGCCAATCGACGCAATCCGGAAAAACAGTGCTAGTCGGTAAAATGCGATCCTTCCGAGCGACGTAACCTGACTCGGACCGATAATGTTGAGGCTTTGCGTGAGGAGGCGAATAAGAACGGCGCGGGCAGATCGAGGGGGTAGCCGTCCTAATTCAGCCTCAAATGTCGGCATATCCACAACGTGGGCGAATTTGCCATCTTGATTAAAACTCATGCTCCACCTCCGGCCGGACCGCTCGAAAGCTCGCGAATAGCTTGGATGGGCACGTTGGTTCTTTTCACGAGAATCGGCATTTCAAATCCGGGAAAAATGCACGTCGTTTCGAAGCTCCATTCGCCTTCTTCCGGCTGAGAGAAGACGTCCTGCCAAATTGCGCAGCAGCGGACACGAGTTTGCAGTTCTGATCTGTGGATTAGATCAGACAAATCATCGGGCGGAATGAGATCGGGCAGCTGAACTTCCAGCGTTTCTGGCGCATTGGCGCTCAGGTCGATGCCAGCGACGCTGTGATACTGGGGCGGGTGCCAACGCCAACCCTCTCCGCGATGCCATATCTCCAACATCACCTCATTCAATAATTGTCTTGCAGGCGACTGCCCGCTGTTATGGACACTTAAGGCAATTCGGACAGCGCCGTTGGCAAGGATTGTGACTTCGCATGACTTGAAAGTGACATAACAGCGAATCTGAGCGCGGCCTATATTTTCGCTGATAGCATTTGCCTTGTCGGCGGCTTTGAGAGCTTTGCTTGTAAGTCGGATCTGCTCAATCACGGCCAACGTGGCGCATACGGTAATGAGCACGCTGATCGATGATATCACCAGCATCCATAACGCCCACCGGGCCATGTCTTCTTGGGCGGCGAGGTCACGGGCATTGCGTACGGCGTCACTGACGACCGTTGCGCCGGCGTTGTCGAGCAGCTTGAACTCCACCAATCTTGCCGCGCTTACTGCCCCCAAATAGGCGCCTATGCCAAGCGCCAGGCACACGATTGCTATCACTGCCACCGCAGCGACTGGAAAGAGTGATCTGTTCTTCATGCCCCCCGGCACGCCCCCATTGATGATCCGCGATGATTACTGGTGTCGGTAGTCCTGCCGTCGATCGTGCATGGTCGCCTGCTGCTGCTGGTCCTCGGGTGGAGGTGGCGTGTCCAGATTTTCAGGAGGAAGGTGATCGGCCATGGCGCGCACCTGGGCGAGGGCGATCGGCTTGAGAAAGTCGGGTAGCGGTTTGAAGAGCTTGACGAGTTGGGCCGTTTGCGAATCGAGAGGATCGGTTTCTAGCCGCTGGCCGGTGATGATCCAAAACCAGTCCGCTCCAACGCCCGCGATACGCTGCAAGTAATCCAACGTCGGCAAACCGCCTGATTCATAACGGCTTTGTGTGTTGAGCGTCACACCGCCAACCTTCGCCATTTCGGTCTGATTGAGCGCGAGCTCCTTCCTCGTGGCGCGCAGTCGCTCGCCAATTTCATAGCCATTTCCGAATTCGACTTGACTTTTCACAGTCAATTGTGAATTATCCTCACAGATTCTCGCAAAGGTGACATGCCACATGACGGCACTCGGAGTCTCGCGTCCCGAAAGCTTCGCGCAGCGCATCAGCGCGGTGCGGCAGCAGTTCGACGCATCGGGAGTTTCGATCACTGAGTGGGCCAATCAGCACGGCTTCAGCCCAAACATGGTCCACAATGTTCTAGCCGGTAAACGCCGCTGTATTCGTGGGGAATCCCATCGCATTGCGGTGGCCCTCGGAGTAAAAGAGGACGTTCCACCGCCGGGCGAGCCATTGCGCGCTGCGCCTGAGCGGATCGAAGGCGTCCGGGGATGATCTGTCGCGGTTCCCCCCCAAGCGAAACCGCGATGGCCGAAGGAGGTCGGGGCGTTTCCGTCCCGACCTCCGGAGGCGATCTTAGGCGGGCAATCGGCGCCTGTATCGGGCAGACGACATACGCTTTTGCCATGTCCCGATCTGGCGCAGATCGGGGGCTTCAATCGACATTCTATGCGCACGGTCACGCTCCCAGCCGTCCGTCGCGCGACCGGCGCCAGTCCGGCAAGGGGTGCCCTTGCGCCCCGGCTCCCACAACAAAGGGACTGGCGCCGGCTTGCGCCGCGCAGGTGGTGGAATGACCAAGGAGCGCCGCCCGCTCAGCATCGATTCCGCCTTGGCCCGCATCGCCGGTCAGGTGCCCGGGAGCTGGGGAGCCATGGCCAAGGCCACCGGCTATGAGGAGCGCACCGTCCGCAAATGGGGCGATGAGGATCAGGATGGCGAGATCAATATTACCGCCGCCATCAAACTCGACCTGCTATATCAGAACCACGGCGGGGAAGGCCGCCCGATCTACGATGTTTATGGCCTGATGCTGGGCGCCGCGGTCGCGGAGGCCTACACGGACCAATTCGAGATCCTCCGCCGCGTCATTCGCGTGGTGAAGGAGACAGGGGAGGCGAAGTCTGCGCTGGTGCAGCTCTCTCTCCCCGATGCGACTGAAGCCGATCGGCGTGCCGCGCAGAGGGAAGTGCTCGAGGCTCTCACTGAGCTGAAGAACATTCTCCCGCTGCTCGAGCACGTCGAGAGGGTGGATTGGTCGGCCGACAGCGCCGCCCAGTCGCGCGCGCCGCCCTAAGCCCCGGCCATTTCAACCATCTATTGTCCGTCCACCGCCCGTCCCGCAGCATCGCTTCCGGGAGCGGCTTTCTGCTGTCTGGAGCCCGCACATGACCATGAGCCCCGGCACTTACCTCGCCCGCCGCCGCGCCGCTGCCGGCCTTGAAGTCGAGGACGTCGCGCTCCGCATCGAGACCACGCCTTATCCGATGAACCTGCGCGATCGCGTGGCGTGGCTGCGCAACATCGAACGGGACGTTTCGCCTTTGACGATCAGCACAGCCGTCGCCCTGCAGCAGCTCTACCCGTTCAGTGGCGAGGTGCTGGTGCAACTCGCCGCTTGCGCCGAGCAGCCTGAGCGGACGCCGCCGCAGCTCTGCCGCGTCTGCGCCTGCACGCAACATGATCCGTGCTGTGAAGGCTATCTGACGTGCGGGTGGGCAGAGCCTGATCTCTGCACCAGCTGCGCGGACGAACTGCGCTTCGCGACGGCCCACAACTGCAGGGCGCCGATCGCGGCCGGGACGACTGCAGCATGAGGCGCGCCCTCTCATTGCGCGCCGAAGCGCCGCGACCGCGCCCAGCGCGCGTCCATCCCATCGCCTGCCACTGCCAGCATTGCGAGCCGCACCGCACGGGAGAGGCCATGCGTGCCCTCAATCATTGGGCACGCCTCACCCTCATCGGCCTGGCCCTCGGCCTCGGCGCAGCCTGTCTGCTCGATCTCGCAATCGGTGGCCCCGGCGTCCTCTCTATCTTCGGAGTTTCATCATGAGCGACAACATCGCCGCCGACCAGCTGCGCCTGCTCATCGAGCGCATCGAGCGTCTCGAGGAAGAGAAGAAGGGCATCGGCGATGACATCAAGGATGCTTACGGCGAGGCCAAGGCCACTGGCTACGATACGAAGATCCTGCGCCAGGTCATCCGCCTGCGGAAGCTACCTCCGCATGGTCGCCAGGAGATGGAGGCAGTCCTCCAGACCTATCTCGCCGCCTTGGGGATGGAATGATGGGGCAGGGGGGCACAGTCGCAGAGATCCTGCCGCCGGAGGGCGCGACGCCCTTTCCGCAGGCTCAGGATCCTCTGCTGATCGACGAGCGCGGCTTCGGTTGGGTGCCCCATGCCTTCAGGCCAGGCTTCTGCGCTTACACGCCCATCACGCGCGGCGTGGGCATCGCCTGGTGGCCCATTCAGGAGATCGGCGGCGCGATTATCTCAGCCTATGGCGGTAATCCGGCACAGCCAACCGATGAGAGCGTGGTGTTCAGCATCACGCGTGAAGGGCTGCGTGGCCTGATCGCGGACCTGCAGTCCATCGCCGATCAGCTGGATCAATCATGAGGCGGCGCCCTGCGATCTGTCATTGCGCCGAGTGCCGCGCGCTCGACCGCACATTTCCGGATCAGGGCCGGCAGCTGCTCCTGCCCGCCGTCCGGGGCAAGTCTGCACGCCTGCGCAAGGGCGGCGCGATTGACGCCGGCCGAGACTGACCCGCTCATGCCAACCCTTTGTCCACAACCCAACCGGAGACCGCACGCCCTCCAAGGAGCACAGCCATGACCATCAGCACGATGACAATCGCCGATCTTTGCCTCTCCCCTTACAACGTCCGCACCAATCAGGCCGACGCCAACGCCATTGACGGCATGGCGGAATCACTCTTGCGCGTCGGCCAGCTCTACCCGCTCGCCGTTCACAAGATGCCGCGGGCGACGGGGAAGGGCGGTTCGCGCTGTCGCCAGCTCTGGGGTGTGCTCGCCGGCGGCCGACGCTTCCGGGCGTTCGAGCGGCTGATCGCAGATGGTCGCTTGCCGGCATCGCACCCGATCGACGTCATCGTGCGCGATATCGCCAGCGAGGCCGAGCTTATCGAACTGAGCTTGGCCGAGAACCTCGTCCGCTTCGAGCTGCGCGCCTATGAGGTCTATGCGGCTGTCCATCGTGCCCACGCCGGCGGTCGCAGCTTCGCCGAGATCGCGCAGACGAACGGGCAGACAGTGGAGACGGTCCGCCAGTGGGATCGCCTCGGGGCATTGGAGCCGGAGATCTTCGCGGCGCTTTCGCGTGGCGAGATCGGCAAGGAGCAGGCCAAGGCCTTTGCGGCGACGAACGACCATGCCCTGCAGCGCTGGGCGTTCGATCAGGTGATGACGCTCCCGGAATCGCATCCCGGCCGCCAACCCACTGGCATCCGCCGGATCATGAAGGTCGGCGATAACGAGCAGCGCAAGCTGCTGCGCTTCGTCGATGATTATCAGTACCGGAAAGCGGGCGGCCGGTTTGAGCTGGACCTGTTTGCCGATCAGCCGGGCGAGCGCGGCCGCGTCACCGACGAGGGGCTGCTCATGCAGATGGTGGAGGCCAAGCTGTCCGTCATGCGCGATCGCCTGCGCGGGCAGGCCAACGTGCCCTTGCGATTCGAGGCGACCTATCCGCGCGATAGCAACTATGGCGGCGTCGCGATCGATCTCGAAATCACGCCGCAATGGGGCGAGCTTAGTGCCGAGCAGCAAGACCGCCTGGATTATCTCGCCAATGAAATGGCCGAGATTGAACAGCGCGCCGCAATCATCGTTGAGCCCGGCGCCGATCGGGAAGACGCGCAGCTGCAGGCCGCCATGGAGCCGCTCGAGGAAGAATGGGCGGCACTGCGCGAGGAACAGGCGCAGATCGAGGCGACTCGCTCGCTCACCCTGCCGGCCGGCGATGTTTTCGCGACGTTGGTCATCGAACAGGAAGGCGAGGTGGAAATGCGCTTCTGGTGGGCGAGCCGAAAGGCCATGGCCGCTGCGCAAAAAGCGGGCAAGGTCGACAAGAAGCCTGTTTCGGCCGGCCCGATCCGCAAGGCGGACAGCCATGGCCCCGTTGCGAGGCCGGTCACCGGCGCAGCAGCACTTATCCGGACCGATTACACGGCGCAGCCGCGCGCGGATGCGCAGATCCGCGAGGAGCATGGCCTCACCCAGGACGCGATCCAGAGCCTCCGCTCGATGCGCCGGATGGCTCTGCGCGCCGGGCTGATCGCTGAAAGCTGGCACCAGCAGAGTAGTGGGGTCGCTCTGGATTATCTGCTCTGGTCACTGGCGCGGGACAAGTTCGGCAACCGATCGACGGAGGCAGCCCACGAGCGCGGGATCGCCGGGCTTTCGACCTTGCACGATCCCGCACCGATCGGCGTCGAAGCGATGGCCGACGCGACCACCGCCGGCGCGATCTGGCACGAGGCTGTGGCCGCGCTGCGCGATCATCCGTCGATGACCGATGGCGATCCGGTGGCAGCCTATCATGCGTTTCGCGCCGAAGACTGGCGCTGGAAGGAATGGGCGGCGTCGGTCGTCGCCGGCAGCGTTCTGGCCCGCTCGGCTGACGCCGACGGCTATCGCGTGCCGCTGCATGACGAGCTGGCGGACCTGTGCGGCTTCGCCGACGACGAGGCCGTGCGCGGCCTCATCGAACCCGGCGAGGCGCTTGTGGAAATGCTGCCGCGCAGTCAGCGCCTGGCGCTCGCCGAGCCGCATGTCGATGGCGCCACGTTCCGGGGCTGGCAGAAACTGAAGGCGGCCGAGCTGGTGGCGCCCGTCACGCGCGCCCTGCGCCACGCAAAGGCGTTCGTCCACCCGATGCTCCGCTTTCGCGCGAACACCCAGCGCTCAGTGCCAGCGGCCGTTGCTGAGGACGTCGCGGCATGATCTGGATGATTGTTGTGGGAGCGATGGCATGCGTCACCGCCTTCGTCGTCGTGATCTGCACGATGCTGCCACCACCCGCTCCCTGCGACGATTGCGGTCAGGAGCTCGGATCGAACAACGACTGCGAAAACTGCGTCGACTTCAGGATCCTCCCGTGAGGCGCCCCGCCATGTCCGCTAGATATGCGTCACGCACCGAGGTTCCGGTCTCAAAGACCCGCGTGGAGATCGAGGAACTGGTCGAGCGCTACGGCGCCGCGCAGTATATGAGCGGCCACGACGCCAGACGGGCGTTCATCGGGTTCACGATGGCGGACCGTCAGGTTCGCTTTCAACTGCAGCTTCCCGATCCGGCCGGGAAGGCCTTCACCACCTATCGGGATCGCCACGGATACGAGCGCCTCCGCACGGCGGATGCGGCGCAGAAACAATGGGAGCAGGCCTGCCGCTCGCGATGGCGCGCGCTGCTCCTGGTCATCAAGGCCAAGCTCGAAGCGGTCGAGGTCGGCATCAGTACGTTCGAGAGCGAATTCCTGGCGAACATCGTGATGCCTGACGGCCAGTTGGTGGGCGCGCTCGTCCGCCCGCGAATCGCTCAGGCTTATGAAACTGGAGACATGCCGGCCTTGCTGCCGCCGCCGGCGGAAGACGGAGGAGCATCATGACAACGCAAAGCCATTCCAGCGAGGCGCTCTGGCGCCTTCCGCGCGTTAGCGACGTCACCGGCCTGAGCCGCGCGACAATTTATCGCCGAATGGATGCGGGCACCTTCCCGCAGAGGCGGGATCTCGGCGGAAACCGCGTCGCTTGGCGCCGCTCGGAGGTCGAGGCCTGGATCGAAGCGCGCGAATCAAAATCCAACGCAGCGAACTGA